TACACGCTGACCGATGAAAACGACCCGCGTGAAGAAGTGATACCGGAAACTTTCAAGCCGGTAGTTGAGCACAATCTACTCTAGAGGACACAATGGCCACCATCAACAATCGCATCATCCTGAACGACGTCCGCCTGGACCGTGTTTCGCTCGCGAAGCCGTACCAGGGGCGCCCCAACAAGGACGGCACACTGCCGGACCCGAAGTGGCACGTCGACGCCATCTTCGCCGAAGACCATCCGCAGCTGCCGGCAATCACGCAGCAGATCATCGAGGCGGTGAATCGCAAGTTCACGACCGACCCGACGCTGGCGCTGGAGCAGATCAAGGCGAACAACAAGCTGCCGCTCCATCGCGGTAACATCGACCGCGCCGGCAAGCCGCAGTATGCGAACAAGCTGTTCATCAGCGCGAACGCGAACTTAGCGGACCCGCCGAACGTCGTCGCCACGGAGAACGGTGTCAACATCGCGACTCAGGGCACACCCATTGTGCTCACGCCCGCGAATCCGAAGTTCCCGTACGCCGGCTGCTACGCCAATGTGGCGTTGGAGTTCTTCGGCTACGACAGCAACGGTAGCAAAGGCGTCAGCGCGAAGGTGCTCGCGGTGCAGTTCCTGCGCCACGGGGAGCCGCTGCGCGGATCGTCGGTGGTAGCGGCCACCGAGTTCGGCATCGTGGCAACGGACGCGGACGGCCCGGCGCCGGCCGCCGCTGCGCGGACCAGCCTGCTGTAACCTAGTCGGGCGGTTGTGAGCCGCCCTTCCTTCGGAGGATGCCATGAGTAAATTCCTGGGCGCGATCCCGGCCGTTCAGGCGCGGGTTCAGCGCCGCAAGCAACGCACCGAACGCAAGAACTTCCTACGCTTCCTGCGCGAGCACTCGAACCCGAGCACCTACTTCGGGCGCGTGTGCATGGGCGCAGCGTTGCGCGTCGAGGCCATCCGGTTGCGGCCGGACTGGTCGGGGGAGTTCAAGACCGCGAAATTCGGGAGAGTGCTCGATGTTTACGCAGCTGCCGTTACGCGCAACGCCAAGCCAGTCGAAGACGAAGCCGCACCTGCGCCAGCTGCCGTATAGCAGGCTGTGGCTGTGCGCGTATCTGGGATGGGTCGGCTTTGGGGACAGCCCCAGCGACGCGTACTATGACATGCTCGGGTCGGTAGATGTGGAGGGCACCATTAAGCGCGGCATTGCTGAGCAACTGCGCGATAGCGTCTCTGCTCGTCAGGCAGAACGTGAAGTCGTCAGTGAGCTATTGCGGAAAGTGGGCTACTAGTGACCTACCTGTACATCGACACTGAGACCTACTGCGCGCTGCCCATCGAGCGCGGCAACGACCTGTATTGTCGCGCGGCGACGTGCATCATCGTCACGTACGCGTTCGGGGAGCTGCCGGTTAGAATCTGGTTCCCGGAGACGGAACCGATGCCGGATGACCTAAAACTATACATATCGGACCCGACGTGTATATTCGTTGCGCACAACGCGCAGTTCGACCGCAGCATCCTGCGTTACGGCTTGAAAATTGTGCTGCCGGCGCTCAGTATTTACGGCGACGTGTTCAGGTGGCGCTGCACGCGGGCGCAGGCGTACGCGCACGGCCTGCCCGGCGCGTTGGAGGGCCTGGGCCGCGTCCTGCGTCTCGATGAGGACCACGCGAAACTGGCCGATGACGGGAAGCTGATCCACACGTTCTGCATCCCGGTCAGCGGCCGGCGCATCATGCCGGCCGACGCGCCGGTAGAGTGGGCGCGCTTCTGCAACTACGCGCTGCGCGACACCGAGGCGCTGCGCGAGATTCATCGCCGGCTGCCGACGTCGAACTATTCCGGCAACCACATCGTGGCGTGGACGGTGTCGGAGCTGATCAACAATCGCGGCTTCGGCTTCGATGTCCGGCTCGCGACCGCGGCCGTCGATTTCCTGGCCGACGCCAAGGTGCAGAGTAGCGAGGCGGTCATGAAACTGACCGGCCTGGAAGTGCACGCGGCCACGCAGCGCAACCGGCTGCTGGCATTCCTGCGCGAGCGTTTAAACATCGACATCGAGTCGCTGCGTGCGGCCGAGGTGCGCGAATGGCTGGAGAGTGACGACCTGCACCCGGTGGCGCGCATGCTCCTGGAGCAGCGCCTGGAGGCCGGTAAGTCGAGCGGCGCGAAGTATAATCGCGGGCTGCAGATGCTCGGCCCCGGCAATCGCCAGCGGCACACGCAGCAGTTCAATGGTGCTGGCCGCACTGGCCGGGATTCTGGGCGCGGCTTCCAGCCCCACAATATGACCCGCCCGGTACTCTCGGTCCAGCGGGAGACTGGCCGGATCGAGTTGGTGCCGGTCAAGGCGAAGTACATTGACGAGGTAATCCTGCCCGGCATCATGAACAAGCGCGCGCTGTGCAACACGCTGGTCTACGGCGGCCCGCACGAGGCCGCGGCGCTCGCGATGCGCCATGTGATCACGGCCGCGCCCGGCAACCATATGGTGGTCGGGGACTTCAAGAACATCGAGTCGGTGATCACGGCGTGGATAGCGAACGAGGAATTCGAGCTGGTGGCGTTCCGCGAAGCGTTCGCCGACACGAAGGACAAGTCGAAGGACGTCTACAACCTGCAGTGGAGCCGCCTCTTCGGCATGCGCCCGCAGGACGTGAACGAGACCGAGCGCCAAGGCAGCAAGGTCGTCAAGCTGGCCTTCGGCTTCGGCGGCGGCGTGGGTGCCCTGGTGACGATGGCAGCCGGCTACCAGCTGGAGCTGGAGCCGCTGGCCGACATCGTGTTGCCGCGCGCGACGCCCGAGCAGCTGCACAAGGCCGCGAAGGCGTACCGGCGCGCGCTGGCGCGGTGCGAGGATTGGGGCCTGCCCGAGAAGGTCTACATCGCCTGCGACGTGCTGAAGCAGGCGTACCGCGCGACGAACAGCAGGATTCACCAGCTGAAGCTGGACGTGGACAAGGCGGTCAAGGACGCGGTGCGTGAGCCGAACCAGCGCACCTACCGTGTCGGCCGCTGCGATATCTGGTGCAATGGTTCGTACCTGATCATCCAGCTGCCGAGCGGGCGCCGGTTGCTATACGCTAACCCGACGCTGCAGAAGGAAGTCATCCCGGACCCCGAGGGCGGCGAGCCGTGGACGACGTACAACGTGTGGTACTCGACCGCGCGCGGCAAGCAGTGGCGCCGCGAGAAGTCGTGGTCGGGGCTCTTCGTCGAGAACATCGTGCAGGCGATAGCGAACGACGTGCTGCGCGCGGCCTCCGAGCGGGTTCATCTCGACACGCTGTCGGTGCCGGCGATTCGCGCGTACCTGGACACACTGCCCGAGTGGGAGCGTACGGCCATCTGCCTGCGCGTGCACGACGAAATTGCGCTGGACGTGCCGGTCGGGTCGTACCCGGAAGCACGGCTGGCGCAACAGATGACAAAGCTGGAGCCGTGGATGGAGGGCCTGCCGCTCGCGGCAGATACATGGGAGAATTTCAGATATGGAAAGCGTTAGACGATTCAGCTTCAGCCTGCCGGCATCGCTGCGCAAGCATAAGTGCTGGAGCATTAATGACGACACGTTTGTCGCGCGTCGTCGCCGGCTCTACTTTCACGTGTACGTAGGTAGCAACATGTGGTTCACCGAGATTCGCATTCGCTTTGGGAGAAACTAATGGGTTTTGAATCAGTACGACCGCACACGCTGAGCATCATGCGGCTCAGCATCGACGGCCTGCCGGACGTGTACAAGGTCTTCGGCGGCAGGAACAATGACATCTGGGTCGCCACGTTCCTGGATAAGGACGAGGCGCAGGCGTGGATCGACGGGAGCGTGCACTACGGAGCTACGATCAAGGGGTGGGTCCATGACGCGTCGGGAAACGACAGTAGAAAAGTACCTGAAGCAGAGAGTGGAACTGCTGGGGGGAGCGTGCGAGAAGTTCAGGAGCACGGAGAGGGGTCACCCGGATCGACTCTGCTCCTTCCGTAATGGTTATCACTGCCTCGTGGAGACTAAGTGGGCCGAGGATGCAGAACCTGAAGATCATCAGATTCGCAAGCACCTGTGGTGGCGCGCTCGCGGCATGGACGTGTACGTGTTGCGGTCGCGTGCCGAAGTGGATGATTGGCTGAGGGCGTATGGCTGACACGTTCGTAGACCAGCCGTGGCAGCCGATTGGCACGAAGTTCATCGTGGACAATCCGCGCGCAATGCTCGTGGCCGATCCCGGCATGGGCAAGACCGCGATGACGCTCAAGGCGCTGAAGATTCTGCACATGTGCGGCTCGTCGTTCTTCCCGGCGCTGATACTGGCGCCCAAGCGCGTGGCCGAGGTCGTATGGGACGGCGAGGTGCGGCGCTGGGACGTGTTCAAGGACCTGAGCGTGCTCAAGGTCATCGGCGAGCGCGAGGCGCGCATGGCCGCGCTCAAGTCGTCCATCGCCGATATCTACGTGTGCAACTACGAGAATGCGCCGTGGCTCGTGGAGCAGTTCGGGGGATCAAAATGGCCGTTCAAGATAGTGGTAGCGGACGAGAGCCCTCGCCTGAAGTCCTTCCGGCTGAACAAGGGCGGCCAGCGAGCTGAGGCGCTGGGGAAGATTGCGCGTTTTACCGGAAGGTGGCTGAACCTTACCGGAACGCCGATGCCGAACGGCGAGCAGGACTTGTGGGGCCAAATGTGGTTCGTCGACTTCGGCGAAAGGCTGAAGCGCAGTTACACCGCGTACATGGACGCGTACTTCAAAGAGAATCCCTACTCTCGCAAGATAACCTGCTTGCCGGGTCAGGAAGCCGTGATACAGGAGCTGGTCAAAGACCGCGTGATGTCGCTGCTGGCGGAAGACTGGTTGCCGCTGGATAAGCCGCAGATCATACCTGTCGAGGTAGCGCTCCCGCCGAAGGCGCTGATCCAATACAAGCAGATGGAGAAGGAATTTTTCACGACGGTCAGTGAGCGCGAGATCGAGACCGCGGTCGAGGCCGGCACGGCCGCCGCGAAGTCTTCGAAGATGATGCAGATAGCGTCGGGCAGCATCTGGGACGAGAACGCGATGCCGCACAAGATCCACGAGGCCAAGGTCGAGGGCCTGGCCGACATCGTCGAGCAGACCAACGGCGCGCCGCTGGTCGTCGCTTACTGGTGGAAGTTTGACCCGCCGCGCATCATCGAGGCGTTCCCGAAGGCGAAGGTCTACAGCGGGCCGCAGGACGAGGCCGCGTTCAACGCCGGCAAGATCCCGATGCTGCTCCTGAACTGGAACTCAGCCTACGGGCTCAACCTTGCGCGCAACTGCCGCGACCTGGTATGCTACAGTTATTGGTGGAATGCCGAGCTGTGGACGCAGATGCTGGACCGAATTGGCCCGGTGCGGCAGTATCAGGCCGGCAAGAAGTGCGTCGTGCGTATCTGGCAGATCATCGCACAGGACACGATTGACGACGGCGTGATCGCGTCGAACGCGCGTAAGATTACGATGGAAATGGCATTCAAGCGCGCTCGCGCACGGAGGAAGGATGGCGAACAAACTAATGTCGCTTGAGCTGTCGCAGCGGGCGATGAACCTGGTGACGAAGCACGGCACCGTCACGAAGGCCGCACGCGCAGCCGGCATCGCGCGCAAGACGCTCGGGGATCAGTACGCCAGTGCCGTACAGGTCGGCCTGAAGCCGACAACCGACAACACTGACGAGCTGACGGCGCTCAGGCTCAAGGCGCAGCGGCTGGAGGGCGAGCTGCGGCGCGCACAGGAAGTGTCGGCCGGCGCCGAGCAGGTTCTGCGCGCCATCGGCAACATCGACCGGCAGCTGGCTGAGACCGCGCCGCCGACCTGGACGCAGCAGATCAGCAAGCCGTCGGCACCCGGCGTTCCGACGCTGTTTCTGTCGGACCTGCACTGGGGTGAGGTGGTCTATCCGGCGCAGATCGGCGGCGTGAACCAGTTCAACGTGACCATCGCCAAGCGCCGGCTTAAGTACACGTTCGACACGGCGGTAAGCCTGTTGAAGATTCTCGACAGCAAACTGGATTATCCTGGCATCGTGATCCCGCTTGGCGGCGACATGATCTCGGGCAACATCCACGACGAGCTGGTCGCGACCAACGAGCTGGGCTCGATCCCAGCGATGCTGGACCTGCACGGGGACATCACTGCGCTGCTGAAGTCGGCGGCCAATACGTTCGGGCACGTGTTCGTGCCGTGCGTCAGCGGTAACCACGGCCGCGACACACGCAAGATTTGGTCGAAGGACCGGCACCACACCAGCTTCGACTGGCTGCTGTACCAGTTCCTGGCGAAGACCTTCGCCGATGACAAGCGCGTGCAGTTCCTGATCCCGGACGGCCCGGACGCCAGCTACCGCGTCTATGACTACCGCTATCTGCTGACGCACGGCGATCAGTTTCGAGGCGGCGACGGCATCATCGGGCCGCTCGGTCCGCTGATCCGCGGCGATCAGCGCAAGCGTACGCGCAATTCGCAGATCGACCAGGATTACGACACGATGATCTGCGGCCACTGGCACCAGTACATAACGCTGCGCCGGCTGATCGTGAATGGGTCGCTCAAGGGGTACGACGAGTACGCGTACTCCAGCAACTTTCCGTTCGAGATTCCGACACAGGCGCTGTGGCTGACGCACCCCGTCCACGGCATCACGTTCCGGGCTCCGGTCTACTGCGAGAAGCAGAAAGAGCCACTATCGAAGGCATGGGTGTCCTTCAGGGAGGACAAATGACGACCTACTACCTGGCTGGCCCGATGCGCGGGCTGCCGCAGTGTAACTTCCCGGCGTTCAATGACGCGGCCGAATGTTTGCGACGGCGGGGATTCCACATCATATCGCCGGCCGAACTCGACTCCGCGGCAACACGAGCCGAGGCGCTGGCGTGCGTCGGCGGCGAAGACTTGCCGACCTATGGCGGTGAGACCCCAGGGGAGATCCTCGCACGCGACGTGCGCATTGTCGCGGACGAGGTCGACGGGCTGATCTTCCTGGATGGCTGGGAGAAGTCGCGCGGCGCGCGCCTGGAGGCATTCGTCGGGCTGCTCTACGGGAAGGCGTTTGCGTTGTACCGCGGTTACGGCATCATCACTGGCCTACACGCTGACGCTGTGCGCTACCAATTGATGAGGAACATGCCATGAGCTACCTGCCAGCCGACGACAAAGCGCGCAAGGGTCTGCCGCTGTTTAAACAGATCACGCGCTACTTCCCGAAGGCGCTGCGCGAGATCACGAAGGTCAGCGTCGTGAACAACGTCCGCTACAACCCTGACCGTGAGCCGACCAACATCAACTGGAACCGGCCGCTGAGCACGGACCAGCTCGGGAGTCTCTTCCGGCACCTGCTGGAGTACGAGGTAGACGGGAAGGTGTTCGATCTCGTGCCGTCCGATGTCGCGAAGAAGACCGGCATCACTCAGGTGTACGTGCTGGCCGAGGCAGCGTGGCGCTCGCTGGCGGCGCTGGAGCTGGAGATCGAGAAGCAGGAGGCGAGCGCTTTGGTCGAGAAGTCGACCAAGCTCCCGCAAACGACTGGGTTCCCGGCACCGTTTCCGCTTCAGAACGTGTACGACGACAGCACGGGAAGTGGCGTTGACATCAGCGCTGGGCATGCACAGGCCGGCCGCCCGCCTACTAAACCGGCTAAACCGGCTTCGCTCCCGAACGCGTACGACGACAGCGCAAGGCCGTCGATGCAGGCCGAGTACCTGAAAGGTGTCAGTGACCGGTGGTGTCTGAACCCGTGATCGAAGTCGAGCTAGTCCCCGTGTACACTCTCCGACGCACGGACAACACGCGCAAGGTGCGCGCGCTGTACAACCTGCAGTTTCCGCCGGACACCTGGATGGGCAGGAATCAGGCGCACTGGATGCTCTCGAACGACGTCGAGCCGGTGGCCGGGTTCTGCTCCGCGGCGTATCTCAAGGACTTGAAGTGCGGGTTTTTTACCGCGGCCTGGGTGCGGGCCGCGGTGCGGGGCGGGGGGATTCAGCGCAGGATGATCAGGACGCGCGTGAACTGGTCGAAGAAGCAGGGCGCGCGTTTCTGTCTGACGTACTGCGCGGCCGATAACTACGGCTCACTGTACAATCTGCTGCGGTGTGGCTTCCAGGCGTACTGGAAGAGCGGCTGGCACGTGTGCGTGCTCAAATTCGAAGATATCTCGGCCCACACGATCAACGCTGCGCTCAAACGGACATCGTGGGATAAGGGCTCATAAAAGGCGCCTAAAGCCGTTTAAGGCACCTTTTAAGATACTTTACACCCTGCAGGGTGTAGGCTGATTTTACCCCTTGCAGGGGCTATTTCAGCTTCTGCACCTGCAGGTAGCCGCCCGGCAGGCACTGCGCGCCGGTACTTCCGGCGAACATCCCAACGTACAGCGCCATGACGCCTGGCGCGGTGCATGTGAACGCCCCGGATATCTCTATCTGGTTCGTGTTCCCGACGGCCAGCGTGATGAGGATGACCGTCGGCGCGTTGCGCTCGGTCCCGAGGTTGTTCATGTAGCCGCCAGACACGAGGCTGGCGCCGTTATTACCGCCGACCAGCACATAGCTGGACTCGAAGCCGTCGCGATATGCGCCGGCATTGATGACGCTCAGCGCTTGATTGACGCCGGTCAGCGTCGTGAAGAACGGCGCCATGAACGCCGCTACCGGCGCCCCACCAACGGGTTGCCAGTTGGTCACAGACTTGAATCGGTAGGTGCCGGGGTACGGTACGAACACCTGCGGCGTCGGCAGCGCGAAGATCGTTGTCAGACTGACCTGACCCAACGAGCACACGGCCGACACGTCAAAGCGCCCGGTCGGCACGTACGGGTCTACGTCCCCGAGCAACTGCCCAGCCTGATTGAACAGCTGCACGCGCAGCAGTCCGACTGGCGGGAAATTGATAACCGGGAACTGCCCCTGCGCGTTGGCAGTAATGGTGTTCGACGCGAATGGCGTCGTCAACCCGGCGTCCTGGTAGAGCGTCGGGACGTACCCTGTCACGCCGCCGCCGCTCAAGCGCGAGTTCTGAAACACCAGTTTGGCATTAGGCAGAATCGTGTTAAGCGGGCTAAGTGGCGCCACTACCGGATCGACGAACAGCAGACCGCGCTTGACCGCCATGATCAGCCTATCTGCTGCGTCAGGATGTAGCTGCCGCCATGCAGGGTGGTCGGCGTGGCAGAGGTGTTCTCTTGACCCCAGTACACGGCAACCGTGCCGGCCGTCGTGGCCGTGAACACGCCGCGATACATCAGTGAGTTCTGGAGCCCGCTGCTGGTGCTGTAATTGACCGCAGCGTTGCCGAGCTGATACCCGTTGGCGACGGCCGCCTGCGTGCTGCCCACCACCGAGAACGAATACGCGTTCGAGAGGTTCGTCGTCCCGCTGAACTGCGCGGCCACCTGAATGCCTGGCGTCGCGCCGGCCACGCCATTGGTGTCGAACTCGATCAGGAACTCGACGATGTACGTGCCGGGACCCGGTATAGCGACCTGCAGGTCCGGGTCGATCAGCAGCGCGTTGGTCGTTCGCGAAGTGTTGGCCGGTTTGACAACCGGGTTGATCTCCAGCGGCTTCGGGACGTACGGGTCCGTCTGCTGTAGCAGCGTGCCGGTAGAGCTGAAGAGCTGCACGCCATACAGCAGCGCAGGGTTCAGGTAGATCGGATTGAAGCGCCCATTACCGTCGGCCGTGCACGACGGCTGCGCCTGCCCCGGCACCTGCGACAGCACCGTCATCAGCGCGCCGTCGGCGTACACGTTCTGCGGCGTGCCGAAGCTCGTGCCAGACACGAAGAACAGCCGATAGCAACCGGCCTGCACCTGCCCGGCGGTCGAGAGTGGTTTGTCGTACGGGTCGTAGAACAGTACGCCCTGCGGGAATGCCATTATTCTTCGTCCTGTGTAGTGAACCGGCTAGCGGCGCGCTCTTGTCTCACGCCTTCGAGCCGCTTGGCGGCGCGTTCGAGGTGGGGCCGTAGAGCGCGTGCAGCAGCCGCTGCCTTTTCGCTTGGAGCTGCCGCCCCGGCGCCTGCGCCCGCCTTTCCTGCCACTGACTTAGCAGCTTCTGCGTATCGGCTACCTGCGAGGAATCCGGCATGCTCTGGAGCGCCGAAGAGGTTGTGGAAGTCGGGCGTTGATCGGATGAGGTCATCGGTAATTTCTCCATTCTTCACCAGCTCAGGGATCGTGGGGCCGAGCGCACCCATGCCTTTGCCCTGTTCATTCGCGTGTTCCATCGCCGTCTTTGCCCAGGACCACACGGTCTCCTGAACTTCGCGCGGTGTCCACGTCTCGCCGGTCTTCTTCGACAGCATCTGCGCGGCCTGGCGCACCCTAGCGCTCATCGCGAGGTAGGTTGGCGATTTACCTGGGCCGCTATTGTTCAGCGTGCCGGCCATCTTTGTGGGCAGGACATTGGCGAACGTCGCCATGTGCGCATCGTTGGTCACTTCGTGCACGTTGTCGCGCAGGTTCTGGTAGAAGCTGTGCACCTTCGGCCCAGACAGCGTCATCTTTTCCGGGTCCGGATCGGTCAGTGCGCGAACACTATTCGCCACCCAACTGTGCAGGATGTTGCTGTTACCGGTCGCCTTCGGGTTCTTGAGCGCGGACTGCTCCATGAGTTTGCTAATCGCGGTCGCGTCCGTGGGCCGCCCGGCATTGTCCCAGTTGATGAATGTGCGCAGCGCGTTGTGGAAGTTCATCTGCACGGACGTCTGCGGGCTCATGGCGGCCAGGAGCCCAGCGAAGCGCGGCGCGTCCGGCCCGAATACGTTGGTAATCGCCTGCGCCGAGTCCTTGTACCAGCCCTTCTTCGCTTGCCCAGCGAGCGCCGCGGCGGCGTATTCCTCGTGTGGCGGCAGGTGATTGAACGTGTCGATCAGCCGCTTGGCGGTGTCCGAGCGCAGCTGCGCGTTCTCCTGATCGGTCAGGAACTGCTTGACCTTGCCAGCCGAGTTGAGGTCACCCACCGCGCCGCGCTGGCCCGGTAGACGCGCGCCCAGCGGCTGCGTGTCCGTGCTCTTGTCTTGCTGGAAGTAATCCCGGCCGGCATTCCCTTTCTTCGGCGTCGTGGCCATGCTTCGATTGGCGCTGTACTCGTTGCCGCGCTCGGTGTCGCGCTTGACACCCCCGAGGTCACCCACCGCGCCGCGCTGGCTGGCCGCCTTCGCGTACTGACTCAACGGACGCGTGTTGGTCTGCGGTAGCGAGCGATGCACGTCCGCAAGCGTACGCCCGTCGTGCAATAGGAACTCGTCCGGCTTGAACGGCCGCCACTGGTCAGCGCCCGGCCCATGCAGGTCACCTTTGCCGCCAGACATCTGCGCAATAGACTCCTGCTTCAGGTCAGCCGCGAGCCCGTGCGCATCCTTGTCAGACAGCGCGTTGTCGATGGTCGCGACGAAGGTCGGTTCGGTCTTTGACTGCTGCACGGTGCCCTTGAGCACGTTCGCGCCGCGCGCCTTGAGCGCTGCCTGCACGTCGCTCGGCTTGAGCGCGCCGACCTTGTCGCCGACATTGAGCCCGACATTGAGAATCGCCGGCTGCTTCCTGGCACCGATGAAGCCGCCCTGCTTGCCGCCTGGGCCGCCGCCAGGCGTCGGCTTCTCTGGCGGCTTCGGCGTGAAGTCGTGCAGGTTGGTCACGCGCTCGGCGTTGTACTTTTTCAGCGCGTTCTCTTCTGCGTCGCCGGTGACAAACTTCTTCAGCTTCTCACCTACGCCAGCCATCTCAGCGGCGCCTACGGCCAGCGGGCCGCCAACGTGCGCAGCGACGGCGTCCGCGGCGCCGCGAGCCAGCGTGCCGGCCCCTTCACGTAGCTTGCTCGCGTTGACTTCCTGCGCGTGCGCGCCGGGGTAAGAGCGGTCCATCTTCAGGATGTTACCGGCGTGGTTCACGTCGGCCCAGCGCTTCATCTGCACGGGACTGAATACCGCGCCCATCTTCCCCTCGTTGTCCTGAAGGTACTGCGCGAACTTCGCCTGGTTCCAGCCGCCGCCTTCCATCTGGCCCGCTTTGAGCGCCCCGGCCGCGAAGTGATCGCGCATCGCGTCGTAGGCGTCGCGCGTCATCTTGTCCACGTCGTTGAACGCCTTGGCGTCCCCTATGGAATGGAAGTAGTCCCGCGCGCCGCGCAGGGAGCTGAACACGTCATGGAACTGCTTGATGCTCGTGCCCTTGCCGGTCAGCGTCGGCATCACCTTTTCGGTCTGCACGGCGCGATTCGACTCGACCCCGTCTTCCGGCGGGAGGTATTTGGCGACCGCGTCGTTGTTATCGAACAGCCGGCCACGCGTGGCGCGGTTTAAACGCGACGCCTTGAAGACGTCCTGACCCATCGACTTGGCGAGCGAATCGTCGAGCGTGTCACGCACCATGCCGATCAGCTTGCCAGTCTTCGGCGTGTAGCTCTCGCGCAGGAACTGGCGCAGCTGTTCAAGCTGCTCCCCGCTGCCAGGCTTGAAGACGCCCTTGTCGTTGACCAGACCCAGCTCTTCGGCGCGGGTCATGATGCCCTCGTAGAGCTGCTTGCCTTCGGTCGTACCGTAGAAGCGACCTTTCCCCTGTGTCATGAAGTCCTTGAACGGGCTCATGTCGGGGTTGAAGTTGCGCGCGGCGTTGCGCGCGGCTTCGTACATCGCGTCGTCGTGGCGCTTGAAGTGACCGACCGTCGCGTCGATAGCGGCCTGCAGCCGGCCGCCGCGGACGTTCTCCGCTGTCGGGCTCGTGTCAGCACCGCTACCCATTTCGGTGACGGCACTGCGCAGGGCGGCCTGCTCGTTGGCGATGACTTCCTTCGCTCGCGCGCCTATCTTGTCCTTCATCTTCGAGGTCTGGAAGTCGTTGCCGCTCTCGGCGTGGTCGCGCGCGAGCGCGCTGGTGCGCACCTCATCGAGTGCGGGCAGCGTGCGGCGCAGATGTTCCGCGTTCGCGTTGAACTCATCGTTACCGACGCCCTTCGAGGCGGCGCCTTCGGAAGATGGCAGCGCAAAGCGCGACTTGACCGGCGCGCTGGGCTCAGCGCCGACGGGACCGGGCGCGCCGGGAGCGGCGCCGGGCGGTAGCGGCTTTTCGGCTACCTTATCCACCCATTTGTCAGCCGGCACGTCTGCCGCCTTGATGACAGCGTCCGGCAGTAATCCAGCTTTCTGCTGCGCGTAAACGGTCTTCGCCGCGCTCGCGCCACGGTTGGCTTCAGCGTTCGGCCCGAAGTTCACCCACGCGTTCTGGCCCAGCGTCTCGGTCGCCAGCGCCTTTTGAGCGAGCGGCGAATACATCGGCTTGTGAATGCGGTAGGCGTTGAACTCCCCGTCCGCGCGGAAGCCGTTACCCTCTTTCACGTGCCCGAAGTAGTCGTGCACGATCCGGAAGACGTCGTTGGCCAAGAGCTTCTTGCCGTCAACGGTGATGTTCGTCGGCCGCATCAGCGGGTGGTCGGTGTTGTTCTCGCCCTGCCCGAACCCTTCGTCAGTCGGGTAGACCCACAGATGGTTCCTGTTGCGCACGTCGAGTGTCGCGAGGCGCGGGTTGCCCTTGTACGGGTCTTCCTGGCCCGGCTTAATGAACTCGATCTTCAGTCCGGTGTTCTGGATGGCCTTGTACTGCGCGTTCGTTTCGCGAATGAGCGCGTCATAAGCGGCAGCCGTCGCCGGGTCGTCCGGCGTGTGCGGCATCCGCTCGTAGGCGTCCGCTATCATCGCGCCGCGGCTCGGCGTGATGGGCTCGTAGACACGCGGCGGATCGTGCGGTAGACCAGCAGAGCGCACGTAGTTGTAGGCCGCGGTGCGCGCGGCCGGGCTCGGGCCGAACTTCGTCGGCTGACCGTTGACCTTGACTTCCTGCGGCAGGCCATCCATCGGCGGCGCGCTGACTTCGGCGGGCATCGCCGGGCGCCGCATGGCGCCGGCCGTACCTTGGCTGGTCTCTTCGGATTCGAAGCCGTGCGCCTTGTAGAACGCGTCTAGCTTCTCCTGGGGGATCAGTGTACCGGAGGCGCTGCGCTGCGGAATGGCGTCGAGGGTGAGGTTGGTGCCGTTGGCGTCCGCGAGCGCGGTCAAGCGCTGCATGGCAAGACCGCCCTGGCCCTGCCCTGGTTGGTCCGCAGTGAAGCTTTGAATATGCGCCGTCGCCGGGTCCGTGGGGTCCTTGACGGCCTCGACGGACAGGCCGCCGAGCCGGCGCTGGGCTGGCTCAGTCGGGTGCGGCTGGGTGGCGGCCTCGTAGGCGGCCATGAACTTGTCCTGCGGGGAGCCGGCGCCCGCTGGTGAGGCTTCCGCGGCCGGGGCAGACCCCGGAGGGACTGACGACTCAGCGGGCGCTGGCGTGGCCGGTTTGGCCGATCCTGTGGCCGGTTCTGGCGCATTGCCGGGCTGTGCGCCAGAAGGCGCTGCAGCGGCTGCTGGAGCCGGGCCGGGTTCGTCCTCTGGCATGGTGTCGGCGGGAGCGGCCGGCGGCGCAGCGGCTGCCGTAGCGGGCTCCGCGGCCGGTTTGGCCGTTTCTGCAGCCGCTTCCGTCTCGCCGACCTTGGCCGCGGTGGCCGCGGCCTTGGCGTTCGGGGTGGCCAGCTTCTCGGCCGCCTTCGCCGCGCCGCCTACCGTGGCCTTGGCCGCGGCTTCGCCGCCGCCGGCCGCGGCAGCCGTCATCCCGAGCCACGGGGTGACGTACTGCATGTTCCTGAGCACGTGGCTGACGTACTCGTCACCAAAAGTCGAGCGCGCCCACGCATTGACCTTGGCCAACGCTTCCGGTCCGTTCACCGCATGGTACGCCTTGGCAATCAGTTTGGACGGAACCTCGGCGAGGTCTTTGCCGTACACCGAGCGCGGCGCCCATGTGGTCTTGTCCTGCACGGCGTCATCGACCGCGCGCGCCGCGTCCGGATCGCGAGTAGCCGCCAGCGTGCCGTAATAGCTCAGGCCGCCGGCAATCGGCGCAACGATGCCGCCGGTCGCGAGATTACCCGCGGCATCTACGGCGCCCATCATGAAATGGTTGGCTGTATCGAGCGCCTTGGCTACCGGGCTGAAGCTCGGAGGCGGCCCGGACGCGGGCGGCGGGGCCGGCATCGCGCTAATGTCGGTGCCGTCGTCCGGGGGCGCCGGCATGGCGCTGATATCGGTATCGTCTACTTGTGCTGCAGCAGCCACTGTGTCGCCTTTGCGGTATTGCCGCTAAAGTGAGTGTCGGCGTATTTCTTGATCTGTGCCGGGGTCCATTTGAGCGCACCGGCTTTTTCGCCGGTCATGCCTTCCTCAAGCGCCTTCGAGCGCGGGAAGTATTTGTTGTTCCAGTCCGCGAAACTCGTCGGCGTGTTGCCGGCGTTCAGGTAACCGGGGATACGGCCGGCGAGGTCCTTGACGTAGTTCGCCTGCACGACCTGGGACTTCACCAGGTCCTGAAGAGCGCCGTACGGCATATCCTCGACATTCGGAAACGCCTTTTCGAGGTTTACCTTGACGTCGTACACGCCAGGCTTGCCGCCATAGGTTTCCTTCAGGTTCGCGACCGCGGCCTGCGTCAGGTACTTCGCCACTTCCGCGCGATGGTCCGCCGTGTCCGTGTCGTATCCGAGGGACGCGAGACGGTGCGCTATGGCGCCAGGCAGACCTTGAATCGCGTTGATGTGCGATCCGTCCGGCGCACCCAGGATGCGCTGCGCGGCCTGAAAGTTCGTCAGCGCGGAGGAAGCCGCGGTGGCTAAGTCAGAGCCGTTCTGCTGCAGCTCTTTGCGCTGCGCGACGTAGGTGTCCTGCGTGCCCTTCTGAATAGTGGACGGCGTGCTGTTCGCTTTGCCGGGTGCGAGCGCGGGATCGCGATAAGCCTTGTCAGCCAGCGCGGCGCTGAGCACCGGGTCCGCTGTCGGCGACGAGGGTGGCCCAGCGGGCGCCGCGGCGGGCGCATTGGCCGGCGGCTTCGCCTGGCCGGCAACCTTCCCGATAGTGGCTCTCGTCGCCGCGCCCACGCCGCCACCTACCGTCGGCTGCGCGCCGGGGACACCGCCGCGCTGCGCAACCTTGGACACCCAGTCAGCCAGCGACTGCGCGCCATTGCCGGACTGCGGTGACTGCCATGTCGGCACTTGCGTGACAGAGCCGTCAGTGTTGTGCACGTCAACCGGCTGCAAGCCTTTCTCCGCGAGCGCTGACCACTGCTCCAACGATAAGCCGGACCGCTCGACGCCTGGCACCGGCTTACCGGTCTGCTCATCGACGTACGTACCGTCAGTGCGCGCTACAGCCTTGCGCCCGGTGTACATGTGCGTAGCGCCGGCCACGTGCGCAGCGAAGGCGCGCGCGGCGCCGTCCTGCTCCGACGGGTCAGCGAAATCTTTGCGAATCTGAGCCGCGGTGTTAGGCGCGACGGCGTCGAGCGCGTAAAGCGCACCGCTAGGCGCCGCTTCAGTTACCGCGTCAAACGCGTTGTAGAGGTTGTTCGCGTGAAACTGAGAGTGCGCGACGCGCGACCCGACAGCGTTGTCGCGGATCGTGGCGTACATCTTGCCCGTCTCGGGGTCGATGAACGTGCCCTTGGCGATATTCTGCTGCTCTTGTTCGGTGCCTTTCGGGTCAACGAAGAACTTCTGCGCGAGTGAGGCGTCGATCTTCGCGATATTCTCTGCCGACAGCGCGCTCGTGGTATGGGCCGCCACACCAGACTGGTCCGGCTGAGCGGCTTGCCCCGGCAGCGACGTATCGTCCGACGGCACGGCTGGCTGCTCGCCGCTGTGATCCGTCTGGTTGGTGAAATCGTTGATGATGTGCATGACCATCGGCATGCGCGCCTGCATGATCTGATTTTGCATCGCGGCTTGCTGGGTCTGCTGCTGCACGAGCCCGGTATTCGCGCGCTGCGCCGCCATAGCGGTCTGGCCTTGACCGAAGCTGTTGATCATCGCACCGTAGTCCTGCATCGGCTGGACTGGGAAATCTGCCATTTAAACTGATCCTCTACGCCGGGATATTTATGCTCGGGGCCAAGGCAAGAATCGCCTGGTCCCATTGCGACTGAGTCATGCCGCCCCACGCATTGTCGCCGTACTGCGTGTTGAGCTGATCCAGCGCGCTCTGCGCCAACTGATCGTAGTACGTGTTGGTCGCAACTTCCGGAATGGATGAAATGTCCGGAGCTGAGTTCATCGCGTACGGGTTACCTACTGCGCTGCGGATGGCGGCGATATTTGGCATCAACGCCGTGTTGCCCTGGTTAGCCTGCGCCGTCTGGAGGGCCGAGAACGCCGACATCGCATCGTTTTCAATCGTCGTCGATTGATCCTTACCGATGCCAGCGCCCCACGTGCCGGTGGTCGGGTCGAGCACGTGGAAAGCATCGCTCCCGCTGGCAGTGTTGTTGCCGTACATGAACCCTAGATTACCAGAAGCTACGCCGCCCTGCCCGTTTATCGTCGGCGTCGTGAGCCCGAGCGCCTGCTCTTCAGCGGCGCTTAGACCCGTGCCACTAGAGCCGACGTTTCCGGCCGTTCCGATCCAGTCGAGCACATCTTGCACGAACTGAACGCCGATACCAATAGCTGGCGCGTATTCTGAGGCCAGTGTGCCTACCGTTGACCCGATGCTGCTAGCTGCGCTACCGGCAGCCGCGCCGGCAGCCGCGCCGGCAGCCGCGCCGCCGCTATCGAAGAGGCTAGATGCCAGCCCGTACAGTTTCAACGCATCGACACCAGCGTTGACATCCGCGCCGATGTTGTTCGGATTCTGGATCGCGTTCACGATCCCCGCGACGTCGCCAGCCGCTCCTATGCCGGCACCGACAGACGACGGAAGCACCGATCCGCCAAGATCCTTCGCGCCGATATTGTAGAGCCCAGCGGCGCCGCTCGCCGCGGCCACGCCGCTAGCGACCGACGGCTTGTTGATGGCCCCGATGATAGACGATATGTCAGTAGCGGCGCTCAGCCCCTGACCAATCGTCGGCATCGTGCCCGTGGCGCCGAAATTCGCCACCGGCGCCGTGCCGCTAATATCGGTATTGAGATTGCCGCCTATACCAGCGTCGCCAGGGGTCGCGGCCCCCGTTGACGACGCGCCTAAAAACCCAGGTCGGTTAGATTAAAGTCTCCGGTGGTTGCGTTGCTACCGTAGTCTATGCTACCGACACCTGAGTAATCAGGAGTTGTGGTTGGCGCGTACGGATTCGACCCATCCGTCGCCGGGCTAGTGTATGCGTTACCCGGAGTCGCGAGCGGGTCATAATTCGGGCTCGTCGGATCGGTGCTGGGAGCCGATGAGGCGCCGCCGTAATTCGAGCTGCCGGCGCCAATGTAGTTTCCGTATTGGTCGTACTGGCTAACGGGCGCGCTATACGAGCCGCCGCTGCTGCTACCGCCACCCTTCAGCATGCCTAGCAGCTGATTCACAATGCTGCCGGCTGCGCCCGACCCGCTGGAGCCTGAGCCCCCAAACAGCGAATTGACGCCGTTCGTGACCGCGCCACCGACGCCGGCCACGCCGCTGGCGTTCTCGTTGCCCATCGTCTGCGATTCATTGGCAAGGTTGCCGGTCGTCTGCATCTGCGCGCTGGCGAGCCCTTGATTCGCCTGGTTGCCGAGGTTCGCCGTAGACAGTAGATTCTGCACGTAGTTCTGATACGCCGGAAGCGCAACCTGGCTGGAAATGTAGCTGCCGACCAGCCCAGGCGTACCAGAGTTGTAGAGATTACCCCCGGCGCCGATCATGCGTTGCGCGGCCTGAGTACCCTGGTTAACGGCCTGTGAGAAGCCAGGAATCTGCGACAGAAAGTCGGGGCTGAGCGCCGTGCTACCAGGCAGCCCTAGCGCGCTACCGAGCTGCGTGAACGCGTTGTTGCCAAGCGCCCGCTGCCCGCTGTAGATGCCCTGCACGGCCGTGTTACCGGCGTTCGTGTTGGTCGTCGCGTTGGCGGTGCCAGTAATCTGCGCACCGGCGGCGTTGTTCGACGTTACCCCGCCAGCTACGCTGCCTCCGAGAGAGCCAAGCGAATTGATCAGATTGCCGTAGTTGATACTGCCATCTGGGTTCATCAGCGCAGCGCCAGTTGCATTTGCCATTCTATTTTCCTGTTAGCCCGTCGCGCTCGGCCCAGCACGCTTTCAGCTGAGCGTCGTCGTGTCTCAAGGCGTCTGCGAGTTCGAGGGCAAGCTCTGCAGGTACTTTTCCCAGTCCGCCAGTGCTCGCGGTCCCTGTGGCTGATCCCGCGTGGGCGGGGCCGGCACTACCCAATGCGGGGTGGGCACTGCTGTGACTCGTATCGGCGTTGCGCAGCCGCTGCAGATCAGCGTCATGCTGGCCAGCATCCAGACTAAGTTCTTCTTCATAGCCGCTCGTCACCTTCGCCAGGTTGCTGGCGTATTCCGAATCATTCTGCTTGATCTGCGCCTCGGCGGCGGCCTGTACCTTCGCGGTCGCGGCCTGCACCGCCGCGATCTCGTGCGCGGCGCCCTTCTTCTGCTCGACCGCATCGTGGTGGAACCAGAAGACGATGGCGGCGGCCACGAGCGCGGCGTACACGTAATCGCGGAACGGGACCAGCTTAGCGAGTGTTGCGAACATCAGTGCGCGTCCTGCTTCTTGTCGTCGTATATCACGAACCAATGGTACAGCCCGAGGATCGACACGGACGTCGTGCAGCCGGTGACGAAAGACGAAATGTCGGGGTGTTTAAACAGGTACAGCCACAACGTAGCGATCACCGCCGTAATCGCACCGATAATAAACCAGTCGCGCGAGTCCTGAACGGTCACGGGTACTGCCCCGTCAGGAAGTAGTCCGTGATGCGCTCAGCACGCTGCCCGACTTCCGTGTACCACGGGGTCTTCTGGCCGTTTGTGTATAGCATCTGCTGTTTCATTTCCGGCCAGTTCTGCGCCTCAGCAGCGGCGCGCGCATCGTGGAACTTCTCCCACTTCCCGCGCATGTTGAAGCAGACTTCGACCAGCGCGTTCTGTCGGCACTGCGTGTCCATCTTCACCCACTCGGGCAGCTTCTGGGCGAACGCCAGCGCGCTGAGCAGGTCCCCGAGAAAGTAGCGGTCAGACACCGCCGGCAGGATCGTGAAGCCGGCCCAGCTCCTGCCCGGCGCCGGTAGCGGCAGCAGATGGCCGCGCCCTATCGTCCAGTTGCCGAGCGTGTCTGGGTAGGCTTCCAGTTTGTTGGCCTCGGCGGCGTCAATGTCGGCCGCCAGGCGCGGGTCAATGCGCGGGTCAGCAATCATTTGTGCTTTTCGAAGATGTGCACCAGCAGCGCGCCGCCCACGGACGCCGCGGCACTGGCGACGAGACTCCACACACGCGTGGCCCCGGCCTGCCACGACATCTTGCGCTCCACCGCCCCGATACGGTCACTGAGCACCTTGTCGTCCACGACGTGCTGTGTGAACGTCGTGTTCAGTGCCGTCAGACTGCCCTTGATCTCTCCGAGCGTCTGAGTCATTTCCAGTGCCCATGCCGGGGCGGCGTCGTCGCGCATTACGCTGGCCTATATTCCGGCAGCGGGCTATCGAAGTACTCTGTCAGGCGGCCCTGTGATAGCACCGTCGTGATCGGCTCGGCGGCCTTCTTGATCCGCGAGACTTCGTCCTGCGTCAAGCTGACGTGACTCCTAGCATCCACCGCGGCCTGCACGCGCAGCGCGAGTTGGAACGCCTTCGTCTTCTCTTCCCCGCTCGTCTTGTCGTTGAAGCCGTTCAACAGCACGTTGACGATGAAATCGCCGAACGCGTTCTCGGTATTCTCGCCCTTGATGTTCTTGATGAACGTGGTCGTGTCGTATCGCATTGTCCTCACCTCTAGTTAAGTTGCTCAATATCCATGTACGCGTTTGCCGCCAGAAGCGTGGCATTCGCACTCGTGGAATTCTGTGCCCACCACAAACCTATCGCGCCGGGAGTCGTCGTTGTGACCGCCAACTCGAACTGAATGAAGTCGGTCGAGGTGGCGGTACTTATGGTCGCGAGCGATACCGCGGCGCCTGAACCCGTGAAGAGTACCGGCGGGAACGCCGCGCCGTTGACGACGCCCTGCACCGCCATGTTCACCGGTCCGCTAACCGAACCGGCTATGTTGACCTGAAACTTCGCGCCCTGCGTTCCCGTGATCGAGCCGCTGAACTGCAGCATGCCGCGAATACGGTACGAGCCCGCCGGCACCGCCGGGAAGTTCAAGTAGTTGTCCACCGCGAGCGTGATCGTGCTAGCACGATTCTGCTGCGCGGCTGTATGGTACCCTACTACATACTTGCTCTGCAGAACGCCGTTGATGTAGTACCCGTTCGATACGTTTATCGTGCCGGCGCCCTGGTCCGTGAGCCCAGCGCCTACGTCAAGTCCAGAGCCCAGCAGGCTCAACGCCGGCTGACCGGCCACGCCGTTAATCGTCAGCGCGACCCCGCTGACAGGGGTCGGGATCGTGTAGTTCCCGTTCGCGCTCGGCGTCAGCGCGGTCGTGGAGATCGTCCCCGGCAACTGCTCGGTACCCGTTATAACGATGCCGGGACCGGCAATCGTGTTCCGGATATCCATGTTCTGCATGTGGTGCGTGATGAACGCACGGAACCAACCGGAGTCCCATTCCTTCGGGATGTTGCGCACCGCCCCGGAGGATATCCCCATCTTGACCGGTTGCGGATTAGCCATCAGTTCGTACCTGGTTCGAACGTCGCCTGCACGTCTACCGCGAATGTCGGTGTCGGATCAGTGATCCGGAACCGCAGCGACAGGTCGCGGCTCTGACCGAGGTTCCACCATATAGCGCGGCTGTCGAACTGTCCGGGCAACCCGAGGTTGACCGGGTCCTGGAACGACGCGTACGTGAACCCGTCCGTGGACATCAGCATGTCGATCACTGGCGCCACCGTCATGGACGCGCCCTCTCCCGGCGTGACCACTACCTCGACCCGACGCGTCACCAGCCGCTGGTGCTGGTTGTAGTACGACTGCATCGTGAATTCGCACACCTGCGGCGTGCCGAATTCCGTGAAGATCGCCGGATCGAGAATGCCTACCTGACTCGTCAGCGAATCGCCGATCAACTGGCCGCCGAGCCCGTTGTAGTAGCACAGCGCGCGCCAGCCGCCCAGCGGCGTGCCATTGTAGACCACGCTCGGCGACCCGAACTGGTTGAACGAGCCCGACGGAGCGAAGGACGCCAGCTCGAACCACTTCTGCGTCAGGCAGTCGTAGCACAGCGTGCGGCCCTGCAGCCCTTCGGGCGAGATCGCGTTCGGCAGCTGTATGATGTACAGCGGGTGCCCGGATACCGTCGGCGTCAGCGCGTATGCGCCACTCAGATTGCCGGCGTTGCCGATGGGTGACGCGATAGTCTGAAGAATCTGCTCGATGCCGCTGTTCGACACGCGCATCGGCGTCTGTCCATTGCGACGACGCACGGTCAGGTCGTTCGCAACCCAGAAGACGGTCTGGTCTTGGAACCCTACCGTGTAGCCGCAGAGCGGATGGCAGCCCTGCGATATGAAACTGTCGGGCGCCGCGGCGAACGGTGAGCCGGTCGGGTTACCGGAGTTGATGTAGCCCTCGGCCGTGCGCGTGCCTATCAGGATCACTTCGCGATGGTCCGTGGCGCCGCCGACAAACAGGTCGGTGCCGAACTCGCGCGAGAACGATGCGGCGGTCGTGAACGTGATCTGGTTGTTGCCAGACACGATCCGGCCGTCGTCGTTGAAGAACGTCAGACCATTAAGCGCCAGAAACACCATGTATGAGTCTACGAACCAAACGTCGAACGCGCCGAGCGTGGTGAAGAACGCCGCGCTAAGCTGCGCCCAAGCGGTCCCCGACGTGAAGTTCGGCTGGTACGTCCAGGCGTTCGACGTGCCAGGCTGCAGGATAAGCAGGCAGGCGCCGTTGTCGCACATGCGCACAAAGCCGGTGCCCGTGATCTGCGACGTGTTCAGCGGGCCGACCAAACTGCCTGACTGGCTGATAGCATTCAGGTTCATAGAGTACAAGTTCTGGCCGATGACGACGTACTGTACGCCC